TATTACAAAGACAAACGGGATATTCACTCAGTCGAGTTCGGCAAGTATATTCCTGGAATTACTGTTGTTCATGAGCCTACTACCATTGGCGATGTTACACTTTGCCCGTGGCTCGTCGGAGAAGAATGGAAATCAATAGGCAAAAAAGGTGGCAAGTATATATTTGGGCACTTTGAATTGCCTAGCTTCTTTATGAACGCAATGGTGCAGATGCCAGATCATGGTGAAATTCAATTAGATAGTTTTAAAAATTATGAACTTGGTTTTAGTGGGCATTTTCATAAACGGCAACAACGCCAAAATATGATTTATATTGGCAATGCATTTCCACATAACTATGCAGATGCATGGGATGACGACCGCGGAATGATGATACTAGAATGGGGTGGTAAGCCAGTGTATCATGCTTGGGATAACCAGCCTACATTCCGTACAGTTAAATTAAGCCAATTAATTGACGATGCGGATAAAATTATCTTGCCCAAGCAACATTTACGTGTTACACTAGACATAGATATCAGCTACGAAGAAGCAAGTTTTATTAAAGAAAAATTCATTTCAGATTATAATATTCGCGAGCTTACATTGATTGCAGAAAAGAAAGATCTCGAAATTAACACTAACATTGACATCCAATCATTTGAAAGCGTAGACCAGATTGTATCTAGTCAGATCATTAGCATTGACTCGGAACAGTTTAATAAAAATACACTTTTAGAAATTTATAACAGCCTATGATAATAATTAAAGATTTAACAGTACGTAATTTTATGAGTGTGGGTAATCAAACCCAGGCTGTAAATTTTGATAAAGAACATTTAACACTGGTCCTCGGAGAAAACTTGGATCAAGGGGGAGACGATAGCGGAAGTCGTAATGGCACAGGTAAAACTACCATTGTCAATGCATTAAGTTATGCACTTTACGGCAATGCATTAACCAACATTAAAAAAGATAATCTAATTAATAAGATTAATAATAAAGGAATGTTAGTTACATTGAGTTTTGAAAAAAACGGAGTCGACTATCGAATTGAGCGTGGCCGTAAGCCCAATGTATTACAATTCTTTGTTAATAATCAAGCACAGGAAACAGAAGAAACTGATGACGCACAAGGAGATATGCGGGAAACGCAAAAAGATCTTGACGATTTGTTAGGCATGAGTCATGATATGTTTAAGCATATTGTTGCGTTAAACACATATACAGAGCCTTTTCTGTCCATGCGGGCCAATGATCAGAGAGTTATTATTGAACAGTTACTAGGTATTACGCTGTTAAGTGAAAAAGCAGAATTACTTAAAGAACTTGTTAAAACTACTAAAGATAGTATCTATCAAGAAAATGCAGATATAGAGGCTGCAAAGAAATCAAATGAAAAAATCCAACTCAGTATTGATAGTTTAATTACACGACAAACTGCGTGGAATAGTCAACACGATGTAGATATTGAAAAGATGGCCAGAGCTATTGTAGAGTTGGAAAATGTTGATATCGAAGCAGAACTTGAAGCACATTCTCAACTTAAATTATACACCGAACAAACTGCGCGACTAAAAAGTTTGAATAAAGAACGTGCTACTTTAGAAAGCGCGATGTCGCAAGCTGAAAAGTCTGCAAACAAATATTCTAAAGAATTAGATAGTCTTGCAAATAAAAAATGTCACGCTTGTGAGCAAGAGCTTCATGATCATAAACATGAAGAAATGACTACACTTGCAAATAAAAATTTAAAAGAAGCTAATACATATCTCAATAAAGTTACAGCTGATCTTGCAAAAATTACTAAAGAAATTGCAAATATTGGTGACGTAAGTACAAGGCCAAATACATATTACGATACCGTGGAGCAAGCTCTTAAACATCAAAACAATTTGAAAACTCTTGAAACACAGCTAACGGTAAAAGCAGACGAAACTGATCCGTATCAGGAACAAATTGATGAGTTACGTAATACAGCTATGCAAGAAATTACATGGGATAATGTAAATGCACTTACTAGTTTAAAAGAACATCAAGAGTTTTTACTTAAACTATTAACCAGCAAAGATAGCTTTATTCGTAAAAAGATTATCGACCAGAATCTTGCTTATCTAAACAATCGTCTTACTTACTATCTTGATAAAATGGGTTTACCGCACAGTGTATTGTTTCAAAACGATTTAACAGTATTAATTACACAGCTAGGTCAAGATTTAGACTTTGATAACTTGTCACGTGGCGAACGTAATAGGCTTATCTTGTCATTATCATGGGCGTTTAGAGATGTATGGGAGAGTTTATATCGACCAATTAACTTGTTGTTTGTTGACGAACTAGTTGATAACGGACTTGATGCAAGTGGTGTTGAAGGTGCGTTAGCTGTGCTTAAAAAAATGTCACGTGAACGTAAAAAGAACATCTTCTTGATTAGTCATAAAGACGAACTTATTGGTCGTGTAAACAACGTTCTCAAAGTTATTAAAGAGAATGGATTCACAAGTTACGCAAATGATGTAGAAGTAACAGAGTGAATACTAGATTCAATGAAGCGAGATGAAGAAACGCATGATGAACTCATGCGAGTATTTAGAGAATATTTCAAAGCCAATCAACGTTGGCTTGATAAAGGCACACGACAAGCAGGATTAGAAACTAGGCAATTATTATCAGAGATTAGAATAATAGCAAGGCAACGACGGGCAAATATACAAGAATGGCGGCATTGGATTGACGATGACAAGGCAGAACGCAAAGCAAACCAGGATCACACAGGCGGCAAGGAAGATGATGCTAACTAAAGCATGTCATGGACTTATCAGAATACACTAATAGAAACCTTACCCGAAGATTGTGTAGGGTTCGTATATTTGATAACAAATAACATCTCTGGAAGAAAATACATAGGCAAAAAATTGGCTAAATTTGCAAAAACTTCTTACAAAGTAGTCAAGCAAAAAAACGGAACCAAGAAAAAAAAGAAAATTCGCAGCAAAGTTGACAGCGATTGGCGCGAATATTATGGCTCAAATCTAGAATTAAACGCAGATGTATTAAAATTAGGCAAGGAAAACTTCAGTAGAGAGATATTGTTTTACTGTAAAAGTAAGTCAGAATGCTCCTATATAGAGGCCAGAGAACAATTTAATCACAAAGTATTAGAATCAAAAGACTATTATAACGGGCAGATTTCTGTCCGTGTACATGGCTCACATATACTCAAGGCTCAACAAATTTAGGCAATTTACTGCCAAATAAGCCCGCACAGGCGTTGATATTGTGCCCTGAATCCGTTCTGATGTGTGACGGCAAGGAATCTCTTATTGGCAAAGAGTAGTAAATCACTATCCTTTACAGGACGATGATGGGATATGCCTATATACAACCCGTTTGATTTACAAGAAAGTTATTAACTAGGCTAAAAGAGAGGTAATTCCTCACGGCTATGCGTATGTTAGCGTATGCGTATAGACCCGCCGTTGTATAAAGACTCTGCTCGTGGTACCGGACAACCGCCACTGTAATGCAGTAACGCTAGTGTGACATTGTGCAACTCAGATAATGTTTCATTTTTGCCCGCCAGGGCAAAGTGTGACTGAACAATCTAGATAATATTAATAGTGCTTCGCACTTGATTATGTTCTACGAAGTATAAAAGTTTGAGCGATAGCGAAGAACAGATGAACGTAGTTCATCTTGATATAGTTATAAATATAGCATATGGAAAATTCTCTATGAAAGTGTATGATATTATTGTCGAAGGTCAAGGAAGTATTCCTGGAACTATAGCAAAAATAGGCCGCAAAGTACTAGGTATGTCTAGATCTTTTGAAACCACTGCTGCCAAAAATATTTTTGACAATACTGTACAGGAACTAGCTGATAAAATGTATAGAATACAATCATCTCTTGGAAGAGTACCAACGGAATTGGATATAAACAAAGTACTCAAGGACACACTTTACACTGAAGACTCGGCTAAAGTATTTGCAAATCCTAAATCTCCTGATTATCTAACACCCAATCAAATAAAAGAATTGCGTCAAGACGCCATCGATGCTGCTAAAAAAATAGCTGAAAAAAGATTAAAGGATAATAACGTAGCTAGTTCTACTAAATCTGGTGTCGTGAGTAAAGTTGCAAAAAAATTAGATTTAACCACAATGAGCGGGGTTTTAAATAGGCTTTACCAGGTTGGAATCTTTAGTGCGGCAGCTTTTGTTGACGGCGGCCCAATTCATGATTATTTCGCTCGTAAATCAATGGCTAATCATAAACTAGAACTTGGCCCCAATGCAGCAGATCCTAAATATCCTGATTACTTTGACGGCAAAGGTATTACACAGGAACAATACCACAAGTATCTAGCTGAAGAGAAATTTGTAATGATTACAAATTTGGCTCCTTACATGATACCCTTTACTGGTTTAATTGGAAAAGTTACTATGGGCGGCATTATTGGAACTAATATGGATTACTCAGGCCCTAATTCTAATGCAAAAGATGTAGCAGTAGCTACAGGAACAGGAGCTCTTGTAGGCGCAGGTGTCAGTGGCGCCGGCTGGATTATAAGCAAATTAACTCCAAAAGGTTGGAATGTTGCCAATAAAGCATTGGCGGCAGCATGGATTGGTTATCTTACAACAGACCCAAAAGTTCCGTTTACTGGACGTATCTTTAATAAAAGCGAAGATCTTACTTTACGACAAACTTTAACAACACTAGCATTAGCAGAAGAAATGGAGTTTGTTCCAAACGTTGTTTCTAAAATTGAAACGGGATTAGATAAAATTCAAGAAGATGCAACCAAGTACGTAATGGACTGGGCAAAGAAGAAAGGAATTCCGTTCACAGGCGGTCCTCCGGCTCCTGCACCAATTCCGCAGCAAGTGCCTGCTAACGGTCCAGCAGTTAAACCTGCTAACAAAAACGCTATTCCTGCCAATTTACCAGATAATCCAACTGTGTTTCATCCTAACGAATGGATTCAAAAAGGAGGTAGTTGGCAATACCTTGGAAGAAGTAAGCATACATTGACCAACTACGATTTTAATCAACTAAAAGACGGTGATCCTGTTCCTTTAGATTAATGGAAGTTGGGTTTCTTTGGTTGTTTCGATATTCTCTTTGATAATCACATAGATTGCTTCGCGATCTTCGTGACTATAAAGATATAATAAATCGTTAATGTTCACTCCGCCCCTCATATACCAACTCATTCTAAATAATTCTTCTTTAAAATGTTTGACCTCATTGTCAAGCCTAACTAGATCTGATTTAATTTCGTCAGGGCTTGATCTAATTAGGCTTTCTCGAAAAAATTTGATTGATCTAGTTCAATAAAAATTTTTGACTCTGCTGTGCAATCTGTACATTGCACTGGGAAAGTTGGCAAGTCCCACGTTTCTCTATTTTTTTCAATGTGATCTTTAATTAAGTCAAAGTATGATTTATCACAATTTTTTAACCAATCAATAATAAATTCTTGATCAGTGACTATTGTTTCTCCTATTTCAACTTGTTCAACACTATGTAAATACATTTCGTTTTGAACTATTGATAATTCTTCAAACAATTTTGCAATTGCAGCATTTTTTTCGTCTTCTGTTTCTAAAAATTGTATTTGGCTTAACTGTTGTCGGAGTTTAAATCCTTTAATAGCAATATCCGTTGATTGCTTATAAGTCAAAGGTTTAGTTTTAACTATTAGTTCTCCAAATTTAAGAATATTATTGTATTTGCAATTATTATAAAATTCTACAATAAAATTTAAATCAATGTCATATTCGTGAGTTGCTGAACAAGCAGGACATGTATGACTAACTGAAATATTGTTTCCATATGTTGCTATTTTAATGGCAGCATACAACAAATTAGTATCAATAGATGAAATATTCCAAGCATGTTTAATAGATGGACAGCAACTTTGGATAATTTTTACTGTGCTTTCTCCGGTAATAAGAGCATCAGGAGTTTTTAAAATAATTTCATCCATGCCGGTCATACCAAATACAGGCATATTGCTTATATCTCCTTGAAATGTATCAGGGTCAGAATATGCACCGTTGCTAGGCAATCCTACCCAAATTTTTGGTTGTCTAAAATACTGTTGTAAGGGATTTTGTACCATTATTAACTCCAGATAAATATCATATGAAGTATTTATATACGCATATTTTCAGGAAAAAATAATGGCTGAACAAACCCGGGAACAGTTGCAAGAAGAATTAAATCGACTGGTAGGAAGACCAGGAAATAACTCTGCTGGTAACCAGCCGTCTACTTCTCCTTCTGGGCCGCAAACAGCATCTACTGTGCCCACTAATCCCAATACTTCTACTGGACAAGGTAGCGGAACAGATATAGATACAGGAAAAGTCAAAGGTGCGCTTGATAGATTTGTTGAAATAATTGGAGAAGCAACAAAAGGTATTGATGAACAGATAAAAAAACTCACTGGATTTGGATTTGTTGATGCAGCTAATGCTGGAGTAGCAGGTGCTTCTTTAAAATCTCTAGACGATCCTTCAAAAACGTTTAATAATGGAATTAACCTATTAGGTAGTAAATTTCTTGCACTAGGAAAGTCATTACAAGCTACAATTGAGATAATTGATTCAGCTGGAAATAGAGCCTATGCCGCTAACAAATTAGGTGGACTTGGTCAAGGCGATCCTTTTGCACTGCAAGCGCAAGCTCAAGCTGCCGGATTTAAGAATGTAGAAGACTTGACAGAATTCCTTAAATCTGATCAAGCTAGAAAATCATTATCAGGATCTGGTAGATCATTTGATGAATCGGTTCAAAAATTCAATGCATACTCTGAACAATTATCAAAACAACCAGCAATTGAAAAATTAATTAATGAAAAAGTAATAAAACGTGAAGATGTTCCTAGGTATGCAGCATATGCCGCCGGCGGCAAAACTGATATGTTGGATACTCCAGAAGGCAGAACAAAATTAGCCCAAGCAACTGCTGATTTAGTTGGACAAATTCAAAGACAATCTAGTGCATACGGATTAAACATAGATGCTGTATTAAAAAACAATCAAGCACATAATGAAAGTGCCGAAGAACAATTAAGACAGCAGTTAGTTGGTTCAGATGCACAACGGGAACAAATGCGAAAAAATCGCGATTTAGCCACAGGAATGGGCCAAGGTTTCCAAGATGCAATGTCTAAAATATATGCTGGTCAACAACTAACCGCAAAAGATCGAGCACTATTGCAAATGGGGACTGGCAACCGAGCTGGAGAATTAGAAGCTGCTATAAGAGAAACTAAACGTACTGCTGGTTTAGCAGCAGATGATCCAGTAAGAAAACGAGCAGAAAGAGAACTTGAAAAACGTCTAGCAGAAGGTAATAGATACCAAAGCAGTGCTGATTTTGCAAGAATTGGTTTAACCACTACTGATCCAGAAATAAAAAACGCAGTGCTAGAACTTCAAGCTGCTAATCAAAGGAAAGCGGCAGAAGCTAAAGCTAGTGAAGGCGGCAGATTAACACCTCTTGAAGCTCAAGATGCAGTACAGCGACAAGCATTGCTCCGCGATCAAGGTTATCGACTTGATATTCCAGGACTTGCAGGACAACAAGGCGGCGTAACACAAAATACAGGTGCTCAAATTGCAGCCGCATTAGCACCTGTACAAGATGCGTATGCACGTAATACTATTGCACTTAATCAAAGTATACGTGACGAAATTCAAGCACTTGGCAAAAATACTATTGCAATAGAAAACTTTCAAAACACTTTAACAGCACTTATTGGAGGAAAAAACCAAACGGTTGAAGATAGAAAAACATCTAATACCAGTACAGCTAAAGAAATAAAAGATCTATTTACTACCGGCCTTAATTCAAAACTTGGCAATTTGGAAACTTTGCCAGCTACTACAACTGGCGCACCCACAACACCTAGTGTAGCACCTGCCGGTGATAGATCTCGTAACCCAGTACAAGCAACTCGAGCACATGGTACACTGGGAGAAACTGGACTTTCGACGGAACCAAAAGATATAATTGCACAGTTGCACAAAGGTGAAAAAGTTTTAAGTGTAGATGAAGTATCAAAATACACAAATATGATGTCAACAGTGTCAGCAAATGCTACTTCTATGATTGATGGTATAACTGGAAAGAAAAATACCGGTCGAGCAGGCGGTATTGATATGACTAAAACACTGGGTACAGTTAATACCAATGTTAGTTCTGCTGCCACACCTTCTCAAATAACATCAGATGCAATATATACAGGCACATTAAAAGCATTAAAAGAACTCAATATAACCACATTACCTACTGTAGCACCTACTGTAGCACCAGTTAAAAAAGAAAATGTTTCTAATCAACTGGAAAGTTATACTATTAAAGCTGGAGATACTCTAACCAAGATAGCTAAAGACACTGGTATATCTATTCAAGATATAATGAAGGCTAATCCGTCTATTAAAGAAAAAGATAAAATCTACACAGGTGCTAAATTAGAACTTCCAAATATAAAAGTACCAACTGTTAATGTACCATCAACTAATTCAACTAACAATGTACAAGATCCTGCACAGAAAAAACAAGCACAGGCCCAAGGGACTGATTATGCTTCATTAAAAGCACAGTATGATAAACTAACAACAAGTCCTGCGGCAACAGTAGAAAGCCTAGCTGCTCTTAAAACTCAAATGGACGCGGCAATTAAAAATCAGTTACCGCCTACTATTCCACCAGTAAATGTAGCAGTACCTAAAGTAGAAATACCTGCTATTAAAACACCTGCTATTCCACCAGTAAATGTAGCAGTACCTAAAGTAGAAATACCTGCTATTAAAACACCTGCTATTCCACCAGTAATAACAACTCCAGAAATTAAAACACCTGCTATTCCACCAGTAATAAAAACTCCAGAAATTAAAACACCTGCTATTCCACCAGTAATAAAAACTCCAGAAATTAAAACACCTGCTATTCCACCAGTAATAACAACTCCGGAAAGCAACTATCAAACTCGTTTAGATGCATATCTAAAAAGATACAAGCCATTTCAACCAGAAACAGATTCAGATATAAATCCAGATAAAACAGATTCAATTATTGACAAACAATTGACAAAATTTGGAATAGATATCGGAAGTTTATCAGGCAAGCTACCTAGCAGCATTCCAACTTCTGTAACAACAGCATCAGATGCTCGAAAGAAAGAAACAAAGACAACAATTGAACCAGTTCCTACCCTTACTCCAGAAGCTAGTATTAAAAAAGTATTCGACAGTGTATCAACAAGCATAAGTTCTATAACCGGCGGCGGGTCAACTACTCGTAAAGAAGTACAAAACGATGATAGTAAAAAAGCACAACAAGAATTACTAACTATTGAAAAATCACAACGTGAAGAAAGACAAAAACTAGTTAATCGACTTAAAGAAGAAGGTACTATAAAAGGTAAATTCGCTATGAACAGCGACTACCAAAATATTCCAGAACTGGCAGCATTAATGGCAAAACAATCAGGAGAACGAGATGCATTAATTAAGCGGGTTGATGCCGGAACTTCTACAGAAACTACATTTGCATCAGGGATTTCAAAATCACAATTGGTTACTAAAGAATCGCCGTCGTTATCAATATCTGAAGGAATGAAAGGATATAATAGTATACCAAGTGAATCAACAGTTAATGAAGAAACTGAAAAATCTGCAGGAGAAATTGATTTAACAGACTCTGGACTAGGTACAAAAGATTTGTACGATCAGTTATTTCAGTTAAATAGTAGTATACGGCAATTAGTTGAACATACTGCAAGTGGAGTTGATCTTGCTGAATCTCAAGTGAAAGCTACACGCAGCTTGTCTGGCAACAGATTTGCTTAAGGATAACTGAATAATGAGTTGGAAAAAATATTTCACCCCGGTAGATCAAGGAAACGGCAGCAACCTCAGTCCAATTAGCGGCCGCAATTCTGGTAGCCGCCCGGGCCCTGCTAGTACTAACTATAGCAGTTATCTCCCAGATGTTTATACTGGTAGCCCAAATCGTATTGAGCGTTATCAGCAATATGAAGTAATGGACAGCGATCCAGAAGTTAATGCTGCACTAGATATTTTGGCTGAATTTTGTACACAAAAACTAAAAGATGGTAAAAGTCCGTTTACTGTAGGTTGGAAAAATCAAGCTACTAATACAGAAGTACGTGTTCTTGGCGAATATATGTCGCAATGGAACAAACTACAACAGTTTGATACAAAGATATTTCGTATTGTTCGCAATGTATTCAAGTATGGTGATGTATTTTTTATCCGTGATCCTGAAAATCAAAAGTGGAGTTACATTGATCCAGGCAAGATTACAAAAATTATTGTAAACGAAAGCGAAGGCAAAAAGCCTGAACAGTATATCATTAAAGATCTAGCACCTAATTTTATGAATTTAGTTGCTACACAGATTACTCCTAACATTAATCCAAAAAATCATGCAGGCGGTACAAGTTCATTTGCAGGCGGCATGGGCCAAAATGCTAGTGCCAAAGGATCAAGCGGTTATCCTTCTGCAAGCGGCAGTCGTTTTGGATTAAGTGAAACAGAACATGCAATTGATGCTGAACATGTTATACATTTAAGTTTAAGCGAAGGCCTGGATAACAACTATCCGTTTGGAAATAGTTTACTTGAAAACATTTTCAAAGTCTACAAACAAAAAGAATTACTAGAAGATGCAATCTTAATCTATCGTATACAACGTGCTCCCGAGCGTAGAGTTTTTCATATTGATGTGGGTAACATGCCAAGTCACTTGGCCATGGCATTTGTAGAACGTGTTAAGAATGAAATTCATCAGCGTAGAATTCCAAGCCAAAGCGGCGGCGGACAGAACGTTATTGACAGTGCGTATAACCCATTGTCAATTAACGAAGATTATTTTTTCCCAACTACCGCTGAAGGTCGTGGCAGTAAAGTAGAAACGCTGCCAGGCGGAACAAATCTTGGCGAAATTGACGACTTAAAATACTTTACTAACAAGTTATTCCGCGGTTTACGTATTCCAAGTAGTTATTTGCCTACTGGTGCAGATGACTCACAAGCGTCTTTTAATGACGGACGTGTGGGTACTGCATACATTCAAGAACTACGTTTTAACAAGTATTGCGAACGTTTACAAGCACTTATTACCGCAGTATTTGATAGCGAATTCAAGAAATATATGTACTCGCGTGGTATGAATATTGATGCAAACTTGTTTGAATTGAAGTTTAACCCACCAATGAACTTTGCCAGTTCGCGTCAAGCGGCTATGGATACTGAACGTATTAATACTTTTAATACTATTCAAGCAGTGCCATTTATGTCAAAACGTTTTGCATTAAAACGTTTCCTAGGACTAACTGAAGACGAGATTGCAGAAAACGAACGTCTATGGGGCGAAGAATCAGGCAAAGGTGAGCCAACCAATACTGATGCTGCCGGCGAATTGCGTAGTGCTGGACTTAGTGCCGCAGGTATTGAAGGTGATATGGCTGATGCAGGCGATATGAGTCCTCCGGAAGATATGGCAGATACTGGCGAACCAGGTAGCGAAGCTGGAGCAATGCCTAATCCTGCAGAAGCTGGTACACCTCCTGTAGCATAAATACATCATGATACTTCGAGAATTGTTTTACATTGATCCTGAAACTCGTCACATAGCTAACGATCTTCGTTATAGCCCTGAACGTGACAGTACAATATTACATCGTTCTGATACACGTAAGACTAGATTGACGCTAAAACAAATCAATGAACTCCGAAAAACAAGCGAAGCACATATACTAGAACAGGAAAATGAGTTAGAATTTATTCATTCAATGTATGCTACTCCCGTAGCACCACCAGCATAATTTAAAAATAGTTAAAAACTGACTGTTTTTCGCCTATATCTCTACACTTTTGTAATATTAGTGTAAATATAATACAGCCTTGTATCATCAATCACAGGAGAATAAACATGACTGACCGCGCGCAATTTGAAGCTATGCTTGAAGCTTTGATCAATGAAGATCAAGAATCAGCAAAAGAAATTTTTCACAACATCGTAGTTTCTAAATCACGTGAAATTTACGAAGAACTATTAGCAGAAGACTTCACATCTGAAGACGAAAACGCAACTTCCGGCCAAGAAGGCGACGAGCCAGCTATGGAAATGTTTGGTTCTGAAGAAGAAGAAGGTGAAGAAGAAGAAGGTGAAGAAGAAGGTGAAGAAGAAGGTGAAGAAGAAGACGGTGAAGAAAATCCGTTTGGTGACGAAGAAGACAGCGATTCAGAAATGGACGATGCAGAACAAACAGATCGTATCATGGATCTAGAAGATGCTTTAGAAGAATTAAAAGCAGAATTTGAACAATTAATGGCCGGCGAAGAAGGCGAAGAGCACATGGACAGCATGGGCGGCATGGATATGGAGCCAGAAATGGACGAAATGCCAATGATGGAATATGTAAACAAGGTTGGTAAGCCAACACACGGTGATAACGGACAATATGTCAAGTCAACTATTGACAATATGAAAAACGACATGGGCGGCACCAATAAGAACATGACACAAAGTTTTTCGACAGAAAAAGGCGGCACACAAGGCGGCTTGTTAAATCCTTCCACTAAAGAAGAAAATTTTGGTAATGTAAACGTACCAGGTGCTAATGCAGGCAAGACAGCGTTCAAGAAGAAAGAACCAGGTCACGGTGCAGAAAAAGCTGGTGCAAAAGAAACAGCTGACAACAAACAAAGTTTGTTACGCCAAGCTAAAAAATAATAAACATTGAAAAATATGTTATACCTCCGAGAGAATCTCAGTTTCAACGAAGCAAAAATGATCGTTGAATCTGATGACAAAGATGGGAAGTCCTTGTATATGAGTGGTATCTGTATACAAGGCGGCATCCGCAATGCAAATCAGCGTGTGTACCCTGTTAATGAGATTGGCAAGGCTGTTAAGACCCTTAACGATCAGATTCAAAACGGTTATTCAGTTCTCGGAGAAGTAGATCATCCAGATGATCTAAAAATTAACCTGGACCGTGTATCACACATGATTACAAATATGTGGATGGACGGCCCTAATGGTTACGGGAAGTTGAAAATACTTCCAACACCAATGGGACAACTAATTCGCACTATGCTTGAAAGTGGTGTAAAATTAGGCGTATCAAGTCGCGGATCCGGGAACGTTAGCGATAACGGTTCCGGTGAAGTATCAGATTTTGAGATCATCACAGTAGATATGGTGGCTCAACCTAGTGCTCCTGGAGCATACCCTACACCAATTTATGAACACCTGATGAATAGTCGCGGTGGTTTTAATGCCTTACGCATAGCGGAAGAGGTTAAGGGTGACCCTAAGGCA